AATATATATGCCATTTTTTTCATAAGACTAACAATATTGTTTTTTTAATTCCTCTGTTGCTGGTTGACCATTTATTAAATCCTTTTCAGTAAAAGAATTAATTATTCTGCCATAAATATCGTTAAAGTCCCATCTCGTGTTATGAACAACAAGTCCATTGGCAATAAAGTTGCCAGTATCATTGATGGTCAAATCATCCCCAACGGCAAACTTGTAACTGTCATCCATGGTTACATACACATAAGTTACCCCGGTCACATCCGCCACCAAATAGGCCCTGCCCGGAGACCACTCAGTACCATCAAAAACCGTCAGGTTATACGGCACAAACTTCCCACGATTACCCGCAGCCGAAATGTTCTGCGCCAACAGCGTCCCCACCGGAAGCAGACCATAACCAGCCTGAAGCGTAATAGGCACCTTCAAAGCCGCATCAGGATTGCTGTAATACAGCTTCTTATAATCCGTTTGCGAACCATGCTGAATCGTTGCAATATCTATCGCCATACGTAGTCACCCCCTTCCGATTAGGCTTTCTGGCCAACCAACGACAACATTTCAGCCACCAGCGCGTCCTCTTCCTGCTCCACCCTCTTCAGCTTCATAGCCGCTTCCGATTCCGAAGACTTCACGCTCACACCAAAACCAAGGACATTGGACACCACACCACGCTCCTCCCAATCCTTGATCTCAGACACAACCGCCTGGCTAAAAGCGTATAGGACACCTGGCTCATCACCTTGTCAAACAACCGATCAGGGATGTTACTCTCAGATAGCTTAGCATTCCAAAGAGCATGAGCCTCCAATTTCAACTCCCGCTCCCGACGAATAGCCTCCGCTTTCTCCAAAGCCGCCATCTGCTCGGCCAACTTCTGCCTCTCGGCATTGTACCCCTCCCTCTCCTGCGCCAACTTGGCCTCCAGATCACGCTTCTCGGCTTCAAATTTCGCCGTCAGCTCACTGGTCGTCTTGGCAACAATCTCTCGCAGCAGAACAGGATGTTCCGTAGAAAACTGCTCATAATTCATAGTCCCTTCCTCCTTTCCTAACTCTCCGCCGTCTTGCGACCCCTCAAGGCCTAAGATCATCTCAGGAGACGTTTCGCTGACGACACTAAAGGTTAATTCCAAATCCGCATCCGCAAACGCGGTTGACTTCGTATTCGCATCCTGCCCGAAAACACAGACAGAACTCTCCATCAACGTACACTCAGCCCAAATTGTCGCAGGACCAGGAACAACCATGCCGTTCACTTCCCGATCCTCCCCAACAGGAACCTTCTCAATCACAGAAGGCTTGGCATAAATAGACGCCTGAAACGGAAACCCCTCCTTCGACAACTTCCGAAACGAATGACTCTCCGGCGTATCCACATACGTCACATCCTTGAAAACCAAGGCACCACCATCAACCTCCGGCCTACCCGCAAACCCAATCTTCTTGCTGGTATCATGGTTCTCAAGAATAGGATACTTCTCCTTCGGAAAACTCATCCCATTCAAATCAATCGCTAAATCCCCCCAATACCAATGCTTCGGGATCACACCTCCCGAATAAGCCACCATCAGCATGGCATCGTCATCTTTGACCTGAGCAAAACACTCATGATCCATGAAAAATAAAGCAGATTTCGGTAACGTCATCTTGTCAGCCATAACTTGCTTCTCCTTGGTGGCTTGCTTCTCCTTGGATGTACATGCAGGCAGATCCGGGTAATGACGGCAAACACAAGCCCTGATCCCACCAGGATTAGGAGCATTACGCGCATAAGCCAACGCCGCCTGAGCACGAGCACGAGTATTGACAGGATACGTCCCCTTCGGCGCTCCCCCAGACGGCCCACAAAAAGGCCCGGATTTATACTTCCCCGCATTCGATCCACCCGGCTTCTTGCGATCTTCAGCGACGGTCATCATTCTTCTCCTTCACCTTCGACCCCACATCCTTCGTTCCAGAGACCTTCGACCCCGCAATCCTCGCAGGCTTAGGTGGTTTCCCCGGTTTAGACGGCTGACCACCACCCTCACCCTCCAACTGCTCCTGGACACTCTCAGCATCCAACATCATAGGCAAAGCCGGATACTTCTCCTTCTCCGTCTCATACTGCAAACGCAAACGAGGATAATTAGCAAAACCCAGCTTCTTCAAAACCTCAGAACGCGGTATCCCAGCCGTGTCACTCAACGGACCATGCTTGACACCAAAAACCGCCCGCGCACGAGCCTCCATATCATTGATCTCAGATGTCGGGAAACTAATGTCCACCAACATCTCAGGACGCTTCGACACCATCTTGAAAACCGGCTCACCACCCTTGAAACCAACCGCCTCCCGAATACTCACCTCAGACGGAAACGTCCCAACCGCAGACTTCAAGAAAAATACCCCAGACCAGAAATCATGTCGCAAAAACCGCTCAAAATACGCAATCTCATCACTGATCCGATCACTCATAGGACCACGAGAAGCCTTCACAGACGCATAAGTACCCTTCGCCTGACCCGTCGCCATGTCCTCCGGCTCATTCAAACCAGAAGTCACCATGTGCAAAATATCCGTGTCAGACTCAGATATATTCGGCAAATTCGGATTCAAAACCTTCATCTCCATGTTCGGACCCAAAACCATCGTCCCACCAGGAGTCTTCTTCGCCGCTATACCCGTCTTACGCCGCTCATCATCCGATAACCGCAACCAGTTTATCCAACTCTTCACATCCGTAAACTGAACAGCCCAAACATACGAACCAACCGACTTCTTCCAGTCAATCTCGTACTTCTTCATCTGCTCATAATACTCTATCCATTCCAGAACCGTCCGAATATGGCCAATATTACGCTTCGTGATCAACCCACGATCCCACGCAACCACAAAACGGTAAAATCCACCCAACTTCTGGTAAAAACGCTTACCCGAACGCCTGTTTTTTAAGGCATCTTCCGAAAAACCAGGCTGCTGACGCGCAACTTTCAACCACTCAGGATAACGCGCCAGGAAAATAGAAGGGATCTGCTCGTCAATAGAAGAATTGTCATTCACATTGTACGTCTTCACATTATAAATCAACGGAACCGTCGTCTTTTGAGGATGAAAAATAATCCCAACATCACCACTCACACCAACAATGGCCGCAGGATCAATGAAATCAACCTCCACAAACCCATCCGCATGCACAGATAAACACAAAAATAACTCACCCTCTATCTGAGCACGACCCACATACTTCGGGTAAAACGAATACAGCCGATTCCGATCATCTAACTCCGTCTCATCAATCGCTGACTGAATCTCAGGATGCTCCGAACTACACCCAAAACCATGCCCAGTCAAACGACCAACCAAATCCCGCACCGCCGTAGCTACCTGAGGATTACGAGTGGCCTTCTCAAAACAAAGCTCCTGCAAAACCGCCCGCGTCTGGCTCGCATCATCCTTGTCACCACGCAACATAAAACCACGACGATCAGGATCAACCACCGAATCATCCGCACCACCATACTGCCAAGGCACAGAAAATTGCAGCTCCCGAGCAACAACTTCCAAATACTCTTCTGGAATGTCTTCAAACTTCAAATCAGACAAGAATGACCCCTCTCTGGATCAAAGTACATGCCATACAAAAAACACAGACACAAAAAAAGGCCCACCCATAAAAGAATCTTATGAATAAACCTTCAATCATACTTTTTGCGGCTTGTCAAGCACTTTTTGCAGCTAAATAACCACTTTTTTCATGAAAAATACCAAAAAACACTATTTTTTGTGGCAACCTACACAATCCAGCCAAAATCAATAAACACCAACACCAGCATCACCAGCATAAAAAAAACCATAATTCGCCACACGACCACGCTTCCGAAAACGCTCAACACCCAACGGCAACCCAGCATAAATAGCCGCACCCAACGCAAAGACACAGTCATCCTGAATACCCCAACGCTCCGTCTTCTGAGGACTCCCAAACTTACCATGCGTAGCCTCAGGATTATGATCAAAAACACCAACCTCCTCATCCAAAATATCATCCAACTTGTAACCACGTACACCCAAAGGCGGAACCTTAATCCGACCATTCTGATACGCTAAATATAACTCCGCAAATATAGTCCGCTGACGACCATACGTAGGATAAAAAATCTGAGCCTCAACCTCATTACTCTCACACCATTGCGCCATGTCACCAATACCCCAACGCTCAGCTCCCAATACATCCAAACCATCATACTCAATATGCAAACCTAACAAAATATCCTTCAATACCTCCAAAGAATGATTCTCAACCACACCCAAAAAGAAAAAATCCTTCTTAATGAAAGAAATTATATAGC